GAGGTTAAGCTTGATAAGATTATATCAGGTTTCAGTTACTTAGAGAAAGAACTTAACACACTTAGTGCAACAGTAGCCTCTAATCATGCAGCAGCTATGTCTAGTATCTCAGATAAGAAGTATGAGATTAGAGAGGAAACTAGTGAGAAGTATGCTACCAAGGTTGAACTCTCTAACGGTTTGAACAGTCTAAGGAATACAGCTAAAGTGATTTGGGCCGTAGTAATTGGTATAACAATGGTAGTTGGCTTCTTATCAACTAAGGGTATAATTTAATGTCTGATATTATCACACTCCCATATCAATTTCGACCTAGACCTTATCAGCTGGATTTATTCAAGGCTATTGATAATGGATACAAGAGAGCTATCGTAGTATATCATAGACGTGCTGGTAAAGATAAGGCTTTGTTTAACCTACTAGTCAAGAAGGCATTTGAGAGGGTAGGTGTCTATTATTACTTATTCCCCGAGTTCGCTCAAGGTAAGAGGGTTATATGGGATGGTATAGATGGATCAGGTTTCAAGTTCATGGATCATATACCAGATAAGTTAGTACATAGAAAGAATGGTACTGATATGAAAGTAGAGCTGGCTAACGGCTCAGTAATACAGATTATAGGAACTGATAAGTTTAATAAGGTACGTGGAGCTAACCCAGTGGGATGTGTATTCTCTGAGTTTGCATTCCAGAATCCAAAGGGATGGAACATTATCAGACCTATCTTAAGAGAGAATGGTGGTTGGGCAGCTTTCAATAGTACTCCTAACGGTAAGAACCACTTCTACGATATGTATAATATGGCTGTCACTAATCCTAATTGGTTCTCTCAGTTTGTAACGATAGACGATTCAACCAACTTTGATGGCTCTAGGATTATGACTGAAGAAGATATACAAGAGGAAAGAGACTCTGGTATGTCTGAAGAGATGATACAACAAGAGTTCTTCTGTAGTTGGGTAGCTAATAGTCAAGGTTTCTATTACCTATCCTATCTAGAACAAGCTCAGGAGGAAGGTAGGATTACTAACTGTCCTTGGAGTCCTAGTGATACAGTAGAAACATGGTGGGATATAGGTGCAGGAGATAAGACATCTATATGGTTCACTCAGACTATGGGTAAACAAGTACATGTAATTGACTTCTTAGAGAATACAGGTAAAGGATTAGAGTTCTATGCTAAAGAGCTTCAGAAGAAGAACTATGTCTATAGATCGCATAACTTCCCTCATGATATACGTCATATCGAGTTCGGTAGTGGTAGGACTCGTATTGAGGTTGCTGAAGAGCTATTCAAAGGTTCTCGTATAAACATACTTAAGAAGATAGGTAGGGAAGACGGTATCAATGCAGCTCGTATGATATTCCCTCAAGTCATCTTTGATAAAAGGAAGTGTATTGTAGGATTAGATGCACTCCGTAATTACCATAGAGAATACGATGAAAGAAAGCAAGAATACAAAGAGTCCCCAGTTCACGATTGGGCTAGTGATGCAGCTGATGCTTTTCGCTATATGGCTATCGGGATCACTATGCCTCATACTCGCTCCTTTAAAAGTGAGTTCATGAAGAAGGCTGTACGTGTTAACTCAACTAAGAATAACTGGATGATGGCATAATGACTAGACTAAAGAAAGACTTCCAGCTGGCTAATGTTCAGTGGGATCGTTATAACAACGGAATGACCAGAGGACATATAGAGTACCAAAGACAAGCCAGACTGAATGAAGATTTCTATATGGGTGGAGGTCGTCAATGGGATGCAGATATCAAACAAGCTTTGGAGTCTGCAGGTCGCCCTTGGCTTGAAGAGAATATCATCTTCTCTACAGTTAATACTGTCCTCGGATATCAGACCCAAAGTAGGATGGATATTGCCTATAAGCCTAGAGAGTCAGATGACCAAGATATATCAGATATATTAACTAAACTTAGTATGTTTGTAGTAGATCAAAATAAGACACCTTGGCTAGAGAGTCAAGTATTTGCAGATGGCCTTATTCAACAACGTGGTTACTTTGATATAAAGATGGACTTCTCAGATAACATGTTTGGTGATATAAATATAACAAGCTTAGACCCTATGGATGTTATACCTGATCCAGATGCTAAGAGTTATGATCCTGATGATTGGGCAGATGTTATAACTACAGAATGGATCTCTTTAGATGATATTAAGGAGACCTACGGACTGGCTAAGTGGAGGAAGGTTATTCACTTTGCAGAGGATGAAGCTGATTGGGGTGCTGACAGTTTAGGTGAGGAACGTAATAAGTTTGGTGGTGCAACAGTATACCATGCCTTCTATAAAGATGGAGCAGGTATAGAGCATTCTAGGGTAATAAATAGACAATACTGGAAGTTACAGAACCGTGAGTTCTTCTTTGACCTAGCAACCGGTGAACTCTTAGCAGTACCAGATGGCTTAAAGGATTCAGAGAAGAAGAAGATGGCTAAGGCTCAAGGAGCTGAGATCATCAAGAAGCTTATTAAGAGAGTAAGATGGACAGTAAGTACTAGAGATGTAATACTTCATGATGAATGGAGTCCTTACGATCACTTTACAGTTATACCTTACTTTCCTTACTTTAGAAGAGGAGTTACAGTAGGACTAGTAGATAACCTAATTAAGACTCAAGAGATGCTTAATAAGGTATACTCTCAGATCTTACACGTAGTCAATAGTACTGCTAACTCAGGTTGGATCGTAGAAGAGAACTCTTTAACTAATATGGATGTAGAGGATCTTGAAGAAGTTGGATCTCAGACAGGTTTAGTTATAGAGTTTAAACAGGGACATGAACGTCCTGAGAAGATTGAACCAAATCAAGTACCTACTGGTCTAAAAGACTTAGTAACCTCTGGAGTTGATCTAATTAGATTGATATCAGGGGTATCTGAAACCTTTCAAGGAGGAGGAGGTCCAGAGGTAAGTGGGACAGCTATCCAGTCTAGAGTTCAACAGGCAGCCGTACAACTGGCAACACCAATAGACAATCTGTTTAGAACTAGACATATGATGGCTGAACGTATTCTGAAGTTACTTCAACAGTTCTATACTGAAGAGCGTACCTTCTTAATAACAAGGAATACAGATGACGGTCAAGAAGAACAAGAAGGAGTGACTGTTAACGGGCAGGACGAGGAAGGGAACCTCATAAATGATATTACTGTAGGAAAGTATGATGTTGTTATAACTGACGTACCTACAGCAGTAACCTTTCAGAATGCCCAGTTCGCTCAGGCTATTGAGATGCGTAAGTTTGGTGTCGAGATACCTGATGACGAAATGGTTAGAATGTCTACTCTTGCACGTAAGAACGAGATTGCTAAGAAGTTAGAAGGTGGTCCTACAGAGGAACAACAGCAACTTCAACAGCAAGAGATAGAACTTCAACTAGAAACACTGCAGAAGGAAGTGGATAAATTAGACTCAGAAGCTAAGGCTAAAGAGACTGATGCAATTAAGAAGGCTGCTGAGGTAGCTGTAATGATTGCTCAAAACCCTTCAATTGCTCCAATGATAGATAACTTACTTAAAGTTGCAGATAACGAGGAAGAATTGGAAGAAGATACACTTCCCGCTGAACAAGAAGAGTTATCTGAGGAGCCACCCTTTAATCAACAATTAGGCCAGATCTAATGCCCTTTTTAAGTGAATTAGTAGTAGAGAGTGTGGGAGGGACTCCCTACAGAATACTAAAGGAACCTCTCCTGTATCTTAATGGTGTCGGGGATTACATTGTAGTCCCTAGAGGCTTTAAGACAGACTATGCTAGTATCCCTAAGATCCTACGTAGCTATATAGATCAAGATGGTGGTAGAATTAGAGATGCTGCTGTCTTACATGACTATTTATATAGTAGTCGTATTCTTTCCAAAGAAGCTTCTGATTACTACTTTAAGGAAGCAATGTTGAGTCTAGGTATGCCTAAGAGGAAAGCTTGGATATGTTGGAAGGCTGTTCGTTGGTTTGGAGGTTCTAGTTATGGTTAAAGATAAGGTTATACTAGGAATACTAAGAAGAGAAGGAGGATGGGTAGATGACCCGCAAGACTCTGGTGGTGAGACTAATTATGGTATCACTATTGGTACTGCTAGACGCTATGGATATATGGGGCCTATGAGGGAGTTAACACAAGCTCAAGCTTATCATATCTATGCTGAACAGTATTGGAACTCTTTAAGACTAGATGATATAGCCAGACACTCGGAGAAGGTAGCTGAAGAGTTAGCTGATACTGCTGTCAATATGGGAGTGAGGAGAGCAGGTATCTTCTTACAAAGAAGTCTTAATGTACTAAATAAGAATGGAAGATTATATGATGACTTGGTAGTAGATGGCCGTATTGGTCCTGCCAGTCTCAGAGCCTTCAATAAGTATATAGTACGGAGGGATGAGATAGTTCTATTTAGAATGTTGAACTGTCTACAAGGAGCTTTCTATGTTGAGCTTGCTGAGCGTAGAAGGAAGGATGAACGATTCGTGTATGGATGGTTTTTAAATAGAGTATCATGATTAAAGTAACTGTAGAGATTACTATAGATGGAAAAGTAATCAAACTTAATGACAAGGAAGCAAGAGAGTTATACCAAGAATTACACAGTCTATATGGGTATCATAAGCCGTATGTTAGTCCACCTTTCATACCTCAGTTCCCACCACTAGACCCACTTAACCCTTGGATTATAACATGTGAAACCGTATCATAGCACGATAGCTATGCAATTAACGTAAGGTACATCGTAAATGCCAAGTAATGATTATGTAGAACAAGAAGAAATCGACAACGAAGAAGAACTTGCTAATGAAGAAGACGAGTTAGATCGAGGTGACGACATTGAAGATGAAGATGAAGAAGACGAAGATGTTGATACTGAAGTCGAAGATGAGGAAGATGAGGGAGATGAAGAGACCGAAGAGTCTGATGAAGATGATGAGGATGACTCTGAGGCTGAAGAGAAAGATGAGCCTCGTATCCCAAAGTCTAGATTAGATCAAGTACTTGCTCAAAGAGATCAGGAAAGAGAAAGGACTCAATGGCTGGAAGATCAGTTAGAGAAGATGATAGACAAAGGACCAGCTCAACAGGAAACAGTAGAACCTGAAGTAGACCCCTTTGACTATGATGCAGCTGAAGTGAAGTATGGTGAACTGTTGTTGGAAGGAGAGTCTGGAAAGGCTGCTCAAGTCCGTAACTTAATTAATCGTAGCCGTCAGGAAGATATGGAAGCTATGATCGCTAAGATTACAACTGATGTCACTACTAAAGCTAATACTCATAGTACTGAAACCGTAGAGACCAGTAAGTTCAATGACTTAGTAGAATCATATGAAGGATTATATCCCTTCTTAGACTCAAACTCAGAAGAACATGACGAAGGCAAAGTAGAGATGGTTAACACCTTGTTAGCCGGATACGTAGCCCAAGGTAAGTCAAAGAGAGATGCTCTCAAGCTAGCTGTTAAGACTGTAGTTCCTAATAAACCTGCTAAGAAAGAAAAGGCAGCACTAGGAAACTCTAGGGCTAAAGAGAGTAGAAAGAAGAAAGCCGATACTTCTAATAGGCAACCGCCTAAAACAAGATCATCTAAGATGAAGAGTGCGGATCTAGATGAAGTCATAGTATCTAAGTTATCAGAAAGAGATTATAATAGGTTATCCATGAGAGAACGTAAGATCCTCAGAGGAGACTAAGTAGAGTACAATAGACATCTAACGATGATACTCCGTCACCTTAAGTTAAGGTCGAGGCAATGCCCGGTAAGGACGTTCTAGTTTGGAGGCCGGTCAATGACTAAGGGTAAACATAAATAGACCTACCAGTCATACCGTAAGTCCTCCTCCTTTTATTGACCATCAGCTAAGTAAGCTCTTCTAACCACTCAAGGGGAAATGGAGGTATCAAATCCTTCTGGTCAATATCTCAGTCTGTAGCTCAGCTTGGTAGAGCGCGCCGTTTGGGACGGTGAGGCCGTAGGTTCGATTCCTACTAGACTGACCAATTTAATGTACAGATAGCTTAACTGGTTAAAGCGCTGGGTTGTGATCCCGGAGACAAGAGTTCGACTCTCTACTGTACCCCAATACTAGGTAAGGACTGGGGATTCCCGGTCGCCTGCTATAACTCGTATGCTTTCACGATAGAAAGTCGGTACAGGGCTCCGCTATGCCTACATTTACTTAATTACTTAAATAGGATAATAACAATGGCATTAACTAACTTTGCTGCCCTGACTACCGAACAGAAACTGGTATGGTCAAGGGATGTATGGAAAGAAGCTCGTGATATGGCTTTCATCAGTAAATTCGTAGGCACTTCTCAATCTTCTGTAATCCAGAGGATCACTGAATTGACTAAGACTGAACGTGGTGAACAAGTTATCATGCACCTTTTGGCTGACTTAGTCGAAGATGGTGTAGTAGGGGATAACGAGAGAGAAGGCGCTGAAGAAGAAATGAAGTCTTACAACGACATCATCACAATCGACTTGATCTCTCATGGTGTTCGTCAGAAAGGTAAACTTGCTGAACAGAAGACTGTTATCAAATTCCGTGAACATGCTCGTGATCGTCTAGCTTACTGGTTGGCTAACCGTATGGACCAACTAGCTTTCTTGACTTTGTCAGGTATTGCATATTCACAAAACAATGATGCATCTACTCGTACCTCTGGAGCTTTCTCAACCTTAGCATTTGCTGCTGACGTTGCTGCTCCTACAACTAATCGTTATCGTAACTGGACTGCTGCTGGTGGGTTGGTTGCTGGTAATACTGCTACAGTCTTAATTGCTGACACTTTGACATACGCCGCTATGGTTGATATCAATGTATATGCTAAGACTCATTACATCAAAAGTCTGAACTCTGGTGGTAAAGAGTACTACATCGTATTCATTCGTCCAGAAGGTTTGGCTCAGTTGAAGAAAGACGCTGACTACCAACGTGCTGTTACTCAAGGCGCTCCTCGTGACGTCAAGAATAACCCTTGGTTCTCTGGTGGTATTGTAACTGTTGATGGTCTGGTATTCCACGAACATCGTCTAGTCTATAATACATTAGGTGCTACATCTGGTGCTGACAAGTGGGGTTCTAATAACACTGCTGACGGTTCTCACCTTTTGGTCTGTGGATCACAGGCTCTTGGTATGGCTGACTTAGGTTCTCCTGAGTGGTCTGAGAAGATGTTCCAGTATGATAGCTCTCCCGGTATTAACGTTGATAAGATGTTTGGTTTCTTGAAGCCTAAGTTCTACTCTATCTATGATAAGAGTGTAGAGGACTTTGGTTGCTTAGTAGTTAACTATGCAATCGGCGGAACAGACAGTTAAGGAGTAACCTATGCCAAATAACGCAGCTTCTAGGAAGAAGAGTGTTAACAGGCTAGGTGGTGTCTTTGGAGGGCTTGTCGGCGGTGCCGTTAAAGCTCTTCAGGGCAAATCCAAACCTGCCAAGAAAGGTAAGAAACGTAGAATGTCTAGACAAGAACAACTAGATGCAATAACCAAGTAATAATAGAATAGGATAATAAACATGGCAATAACTAAAGCAAGTAATCGTCAGCACTCTATAAGCTCTAAGGTTGAGTTTACTATGGGTACTGCCGCAAGCGAGGATATCGGTGTAATCGGAGTCTATCCAGCTATCGACGTCCCTGAGGGAGCTATCGTAACCGGTGGATGGATTAACGTATCAACTGTTACAACTGCAACAGTTGACTTAGACGTTGGAGATGCTACTACGCCTGCACGATATGTGAATGGTGTGGATGGTGCTGCTTTGGGCTTAACGGCTCTAGTGCCAACTGGCTATCAGTACACAGCTGCTGATGAGATCACTGTATCTGTAACAGTCGCTGATGCGGATGCTGCTGGTACTGCGGAACTCGTGGTAGAGTATATGGTAGACGGACGAGCTCAGTTCTCTGAAGGCTAATATAATAGGGGGGATCTTAATCGGTCTCCCCGACTTTTAAGGTAAATAACATGCAAAACAAGAAGAAGTTCAAGGCTCCTAATGGAGTTGCGGATATACGAGTGGCTCTTGATAACGGACATATTACCATCATTGGTCAAGAGTTCATATCTCTATCTGAAATGTTCTGGGCAGCATCATATGCTGGTGGAGCTATCTCAGAGGATATGGCAGAATCTAAGACTATTGATGAAGCAGTAGCTGATAAGGTTGCTGAAGTTAAAGCTGAGGAAGCTAGGTTCTATAAGTTCCTCAAGAGACAATTAAGAACGATCTATGATAGTCCTAACGGTAATGTAGATCGCAATGGTTTCCCTATCTATCGTAGAGTTATATCCTTAGTCAAGAAGACAGTTAAGAAGGATTTAATCATGAAAGCTTGGGAAGAGATTAAAGCAGAAGAAGAGGCTGAAGACTAATGAATCTATTAGAGTTAATTGAATACCTTAGGGTTAGTATCCTAGATGACACTGGAGGTCTAGGGATAGACTGGTCTGGTATCTCCAAGGATGATAACGAAGCTACCTTGCTAAGGTGGTCTAATGAAGAATTAACTCAGAATATCAATGAGGCTATTCGTCAGGTATATCGTAGGATACTTCCAGTAAAGGACATAGTTATTACTATACCAGTTGTAGCTGCTACCCATACCTATACACTAGATACTTCTATCCTTCAGCTATTAGGTGTTAAGTCGCCTTTAACTAAACTACCTCTAAGTAAACTAGATATAGAAGATATATGGGATTTACCTCAATGGGACACAGCCGAAGGAGACCCTACTCACTATATCCCCAATTATGATACAGGTACAATAAGGTTATACCCGATACCTATCCAAACAGACACTTTAGATCTAATGTATTATAGACTCCCACTTACAGATCTAAATTGGGCCACTAATACAGCAAGCCCTGAGTTACGTGAAGAGTTCCAGATTCCTATGTTAAACTACGCTTTATTTCTAGCGTATATGAAAGATGAGGCTAATACTAATGATCCACAGAAATCAACTAACTTCTTGGCACTATTTAATCAAGAGTTTCCTGCAACATCTGCCTATTCAGATAATCGTAAGAGGAAGACAACTAATCGTAAGATACGTTATGGTGGTCTGGTTCAAAATGGAACAACCAAGAAGACTAACAAATATGGAAGCCTCCCTTGGGACCCCTACTTTTAAGATAGGAAGACGATATGCCTAATATAGGACAATCTGAGGTTATGGAGACCTTTAAGGGTATCAACAATGTACTGCCAGCTGACAAGAGTTTGGATGGCTACCTTAAAGAGTTAGTTAACCTAGACATTGACAAGAGTAACAATCTAACCAAACGACAAGGTTTCACTTTAGAAGATACAGCAGTCTACCATAGTCTTTGGTCTGATGGCATTCATATGTTTGCTGTTAAAGATGGAGACCTAGTAGAGATTAAAGCTGACTCTTCAAGTACACTGTTAGTTAGTTCAATAGGAGATTCACCAGTTACCTTTGACTTTATAGACGGTGACTATTACTATACTAGTAGGTTTAGAAGTGGAAAGATCAAAGATGGCTCTGCTACTAATTGGGGTATTACTCCACCTAACCTACAGTTATCTCTAACACAGACAATAGGAACCTTATCTAAAGGGTTCTATCAAGTAACTTATACCTATAGTACTCTTGATGGAAGAGAGAGTGGTTCTAATATAGCTACTGTGATAGAGGTAGTAGATAACTCTGGTATCCTAGTAGAAGACATACAAGCTAGTACTAATTCAGAAGTAACTACAATTAACATCTATATCACTCAAACTAATGGTAATGACTTTTATAGAGTAGGAGAGATCGCTAACGGTACTACAAGTACTACAGTCTCTAGTATGTTTGGAGACCGTCCTCTCTCTACCTTTAATCTATATGATGCCCCTCGTGGTTCTATAGTTAAATGGGCTCATGGTAGAATGTATGTGGCTCAAGATAATATAGTATGGTGGAGTGAACCTTATCAATATGACCTATTTAACCTTAAAGAGAGTTACTGGTACTTTGATGGCGAGGTAACTGCTCTATGTCCAACACCTGACGGGCTATGGGTATCTTCAGATAAGATATACTATGTGTCAGGTAAAGATCCTAGTAATGCGAGACTGACTGAGAAAGAGTTAGCTCAAGTTGTCCGAGGATCTGATGTTAAGTTTAGTGGTGCTTACATCTTTATAGAGAATACACCGCTAGGCTATAAGTGGTTAGTGACTACAGATAGAGGGATGTTTGTTCTCTTTAATGATGGAGTCATACTTAATATAAGTGAGCAGAATGTTAGTATGCCTAAGGCATGGGACGCTGCTTCAGGTTTCATTCAAGAGGATGGAATCAATAGATATGTAAGCCTCCTACGAGAGAAAGAAGGTTCTAATAATACAGCTATTGGCGACTTAGTGACTTCCACTATCGTTAGGAATGGCATAACAATAACATAAGGATAACAAATGAAAGCATTACTAAAAGAGATTAACTCAAGCAAAGCAGAGCTTATACAAGGTGAAGGTTTATACCTACCTAAGAGTAAGATCATGATTGGTGGAGAATTCCATCATACAGTCAACGGTAAAGACCTTCAGATCGACAAGAATATAGTAGTTGATGAAGGTTTGATCTATATATTGAACACAAGTATAGGTGCAGTAGCTCAAGAAGCCTCTTGGTTCGTAGCTATCTTTAAGAACAACTACACACCGGTAGCAGGTGATACTGCTGCATTGTTCCCCGGAGTTGGAGTAGCTGATGAAGCTAGTGCTGAATATGATGAAGGTACTAGACCAGCTTACACGCCAAACGGTACGACTTCAACTGTAATTACTAATTCAAGTAGCCCAGCTGCTTTCACTATGAATACGACTGTTAGTATCTACGGAGCTCATATGATGTCTAATTCAACTAAGGCAGGGACTACTGGTTCTCTGTGTGCTGCTGCTAAGTTTAGCGCTGTACGTGCATTGGTTAGTGCTGACGTTCTAAATGTAACTTACCAGTTGACTATAGCTGACGTTTAATAGTAACTAAAGGAGATATCCATGATTAATGGTGGTTCAATAAACTCCTTTGCTATTAATGCTGCTGGCGGTGTTCCGGCTATCCCTGAGACTATAGCTGATGATTTAAGCCTAGATGATGTATTAACTATGTCTAGGACTATCCAGCTACTAGAAGACTTAACGGTATCTGGTACATGGTTGACTGATGTAATCTTCGGATTAACAGAAGCTATCTCAATGTCAGATACCCTTTCTAGTAATGCTACTGTAAACAACATAGTTACATCAGAGTTCAACCTAGACGATGTTCTTAAGTACTCTCTTACTTTACTGATAACTGAAGATATAACTGTTAATCATGCTCAAGTAGTAACTGGTATACTGCTAGAAGGCTTAGCTGATATCTTTAACTCTGGAGACTCTGTATCTAATCAAATAGCTGCTATGAGTGTGTTAGCACTTAATATCACATTAGCTGATGCAGTTTATCATGGTTTTAGTCAGGTACTACTAGAAGATGTAAGTGTTAATCATGTAACCTTAGATATGCTAGAAGCATTGTCTGGTATACTAGAAGACTTAACAGTCAGCTTATCTCAAGGTAATGTAGTATTAATTAATAGTTTAGTACTAGAAGACTTCACATTAGATGATTCTAACTCTGTAGGTCAAGTTCTCTTTGATAGTGTCTTAGAGAATATAACTATGATGGTGTCTGGAGAGGGTGGAGATACCTACTCTGGATGGGTACTTAACCCTGAGACATTTGCTATATGGAATTATGACAATCACAACTTTAATAGTATGGCGACTCTCGGTGGCACTACCTTCTTTGCTAATAGCACTGGCTTATTTAAGATGGGTGGAACGCTAGATGATACATCCTTCATACAAAGTAGATTAAAGACAGCTTCTCTCTCCTTTGGTAGTTCTAATCTTAAACAAGTGCCTGATATGTATATAGGTATGAACTTGGTAGGTGAGATGGTTATAGGAGTTACTACTGATGAACGTATCAATGTTAAGTATAAGCTGGTAACACCTTCAACAGTACAAGAGATGCAGACAGTTAAACTAGGTAAAGGGCTAAGAGGAAACCTCTGGCAGTTTGAATTAATAGATGATAAGGCTACCGCACTTGATATTACAAGTATTGAATGGGTACCTGTCGTATTCGGGAGGAAGAGGAGATAATGGTGGGAATATACGTAGGCGAAGTCTATGGTAATAATGCTGCTCAGAACGTAGTAGACGGTAACGCCGCTGCTTCTAAGAGGGCAGATAGAGCCTTAAGACAAGCCAATAACAACTTGAATACATTAGCAGGATTCGCCTTTTATACAGGTGAGCCTATTAGTGTATCTTTAGATGAAGTAGATGATACACCTGTTCAGCCACAGTTCCCAACTGCACCTGTTCAACCTGCTCTATCTCTTAACTTACCTAACTTTCCACCTGATATAAACTTCAATCAAATACCTCAGGTAGACTTCGGAGTAGTACCTACTTTCGATGAAGAAGCTCCTAACTTACTGTTTCCAGCTACTCCATCTCCTAGTACAGCGGTAGTCCCTGATAGCCCTGATATAGATACAGATCAAGTCTATCCAGATGCTCCAGTACAAGTATTGCCAACTGTTCCTACTCTAGAAGACTTACAGATACCAGATGTACCTATTATCAACTTGCCTGTCTTCGATGAACAAGTACCTACTCAGTCTATTGTGATACCTTCTTCCACCTTTACTTGGTCAGAAGATCCATACTCAGATGCTATGTTAACGGCAGTTACTTCTGCATTACTAGAAAGGATACAAGGTGGTACAGGTCTAGAGGTCTCTATAGAGAATCAGATATGGGATCGAAGTAGACAAAGGGAAGATATAACATCTACTCAGGCTAAACAAGACTTACTTAATAAAGAAGCTCAGACTGGTTTCAGTAGACCTACTGGTAGTACACAAGCTGCTCTTGACTCTCTTATACAGAACAATCAGAATCAAGCTAATACCCTAAGTAGAGATATAGCTATTAAGCAAGCTGAACTAGAACAGTCTAATATGCAACAGACCATAACTAGTATCATCAGCTTAGAACAGATATTGATAGGTCATTATGATAAAGTACAAGATAGGGCTCTGGAAGCTGAGAAGTTCAGTCAACAGATCTTCTTCGATATATACAACGCTGAGTTGGCTAAGTATAATGCTGAACTAGATACCTACCGTGCCTTCGTCCTAGCCTTTGAGACTCAGTTGAAAGCAGAGCTTACTAAGCTAGAAGTATACAAAGGTGAGTTAGAAGGTCAGAGATTGGTAGGTGAGCTTAATCAACAGTTACTTCAAATATACACTGCTGAACTGCAAGGTTTACAGACAGAAGTAGATCTCTATAAGAGTCAGTTAGAAGCTGTTAATACTAGACTGTCTGCAGAGAACCTAAAGATATCAGTCTTTAAGAGTGAAGTAGATGCTTTTAATGCTCAGATACAAGCTAAGAACTCAGAGTATCAAGGTTACAGTACAGCTGTCGGAGCTGAGGCAACTAAGATGGATGCTTACACTTCCGAAGTTCGTGCCTTTGCAGCTAGAGTAGATGCTTATGCTAAAGGTATTGATGCAGACAGAGTGGTTACAGATGTAGCCATTGAGACTGAGAAGCTAAGAGTTACACAACAATCTCTAAAGTTAGATACTTACTCTAAGAATGTACAGGCAGAGGTCTCAGCCTTTCAGGCACAAACCTTAGGATACCAAGGAGCTACATCAGCTTACAGCTCTCAGGTAGGTGCAGAGAGTTCTAGAATACAAGCAGAGACAGCAACAATCAATCAGAGGATAGCACACGCACAAGTGAAAGCTCAGATAGCTCTAGAGAATGCTAAGATCAACTTAGCTAACATAGAAGCTAGTTCAAGACAAGGTCTGGAAGCATTAAAGGCTACTGCAGATGTAAGTGCAAGTTTGGCTAGTTCAAGCTTAGCAGGTCTATCGAACAGCTCTAGTGTATCTCATGGACTCAATCTTAGTAACACACTTAGTGAGAGCTATAGTCCATAATGAGTAAGTTCGTGAGACCAGTTATCTTAGTTAAAGGGGATGATGATAGGAGAGCTAGGGAGATGCTAGGGGAGGCTAGAGCTTTCCTTAACCAGACCCTAGCTTGGAATCGTCAGAAGTACTTTAAGATAAGTAGACTATTAGATGATGGCTCTATTATACAACTTCAAAGGTTAAGGAATGACCAGTTTATAACTACGTTGATACCAGTAGGTGCTAAAGGAGAGCTTAGAGTCTTATCTTTATTCTTAACTGAGATAGATATATCTGATATAGATGAAGACTTTATGGGATCTGATATATCTAGCAATGGACAAGGAAGACTAGTTAGTAAGAATAAAGAGATGAGTGATGTTCCTACTATTAACGATCCAGATCCTAAGACTGACTTAGAAGCAGGTAACGTAGATTGGAGAAACGATAATAGATTAATCTCATGGGTTGGTCCTTATACTAGATATAATCATAATCAAGCTTGGTATTCAGACTTCTCAGCAACTACTCTTGATTATCAGACATTCCTGTTTGGACCTCAAGGCTATGCTTTACCTGATGAAAGGATAGATGTAGATTATGATCTTACCTTTACTGATGGAGATCCCGCAGAGACTAGAACAGTTCAATTCAGACAACCTATTCGTGCAGGGACTAAGATATATGAGAATGGATTAGTTCTTTGTGATATAGATGACATAACACCTCCTACTCTGCCTAATGGAACTACTGGTAGACTTGTACTAGGTGCAGGTTTAAATAAGGGAGACCTTATAGTTATGGTTAAGTATGTAAACTGGGTAGATAACTTCCACCTATATAGATGGGATGGAGGTACTAGTTGGACTCTATTAGATACAATAGACTTATCAGAAACTGACAGAACTATGCCCACAGTATGGTGTGGTTTTCACTTTAACAGTGATGCTACTTCATGTGCTACAGTAACCAAAACATATGAACATGTATCAACAGAGCTAACTCATAACTCAGACTGGATAGGTTTTGGTCAAACTGGTGGCTCTACTGCTTACTGGATTAATGAAGAAGATAAAGTACAAGAGCTATTCTTTGCTGTTGATGGCAATGGGAAGGTCACTGGACTAGATAGTATTACAACAGGTGCAGTAGTAGACTATAGAGCTACAGGTGCTCAGTTCGTTGTACCTTTAGCTAATGAGGTCACCTATCATGGGGCAGATTATCAAGTAGATAGTGAAGGAGTAGAGACTATGGAGACCTTAGCTAAGGAGGATGATAACTCTGGTGCTGGTACTCCTAATAGGATTATAATGGCTGGACAGACTATACCAATAGATCCTACTTATGATTCTGATTTAAACTACCCAAGGTTTGCTGATATAAGATTCAATGTAGTATTAACAGAGTTACAAAGTAGAGGGAGTCCTTACCCTAGTCCCGGCTTTAGGATAGCATTCTGGGAAGGTAACCCAGCTGTAGAGACTAGGATAATAGATATAAAAGATTCAGATGGTAAGATCTATCTATTCAGTAATCCAACCACTTTGTTAAGCGGTACAGCTAGCTCTCCTCATAGCAGGATACACAATGCATGTCATCAACAGTGTGCAGTTGGTCGAGATGGTACTTTAATATGGGCTGGATGGCTTAGGTTTGTATACATAGATATAAATACTGGACTAATCATACTACCCGGTAACATAAGAGAACTACATACTTATAGTTCTAATGTATCTCAGGTTCCTTTTGGAATACCTGATCTCTATAGAGGACAGACTATAGAAGAGCTAAATAAGAGAATAAACTGTTATTATGATTACTCAGTTAATAATAGAAAGAATGATAACCTAGATGACTTAGACGTAGCAATATGTCCACTTTAACAACAGAGAGAATAAGATGGCAGAGAAGAAGAGAGAAATAAAGAGAGGACAGAAAATACAAGGTGGTCAAGGTGGTCAAGCTGCTGGTGCAGATCCAAGCGGTCAAGGTACCCTTACTACTACTGAAAGTAATGCCCCTACAGCCCGAGTAGCTGGACAGGTGGTTAATGATACTACCTTTCAAGAACGTAACAGGAAACTAGGTGAAGATCTTAACAGGGAACTAGGCGTTCGTCAGACCTCCTTTGATAGAACTAATACTAACGTTAAGACCGGTAGACCTCTTAGTGAGACTGTAGGAATCTTAGCTGACAAGTTTAGAGTAGGTGCTGAAGACCTAGCTGGAGCTGCTAGTAGAGATTTGAGATCTTTAGGTCAGGCAGGTAGAGAATTAAGTCAAAGAAGTAGACGGAACAGTGGAGGTGGTCTATTAGGTTTCCTCCCAGAAGATAGACCCGGTAGCTCTGCCCAACAAGCAGTACAACAAGCAGAAGCAGATATAGCAACTAATATACCTGCTAGCCCTGATCTAGGTAGGCTTACACAAGAGTTAGAAGGATTACCTGAAGAGACTCCTCCTACAGCCTCTGGTGAACTAGGCATTCTTAATGACCCTAACACTATACGTAATACTAACTCCTTAGAGCAGTTAAGGACTACTGATCCTACTGATACTACTGGTATACGTGAGCTTCCCTTAACAGCTACTTCTTCTAGGATACCCGGACAGACTGGAGCTTCCTTTCAGTTCGATGAAGGTACGGTTAGTACTACTAATCCTGAGAGAGCAGCTAGGTTAGCTAATGGCTTTGCAGTTAGAGGTGGACAGGTGGGAACTATTAACGTAGATAACCTTGTCCAATCTAATAGGGCTGAGAGTATTCAGAGGGCTATTAGTGAAGGTAACAGATTAGGTGCTAGTCCCGGTGATATCTTAGATAAGATCAGACAATTGGAAGGCGGTTCAGATGCGCCTCGTGATCGTTTAGCTGAACAACTAGACAACATTGATAGAGCTGAAGCTTCAGGTGCTATAGGAAGT